AACATATCCAATAGAGCGAAATTTAAAAAACTTTTTTTGAAGGGGTGAAAATATGCCGAGAAATGCTGAAAGCAAAGAAACCATCAAGAAAAATACTATTAACGCAATGCAGAAACTCGGCGTATATAAACCTGAATATAACCAAGTTATTGACATTTATTCCGAGTTATGCGAGCAATATATTCTTTTTACTAAAGAATTTAAGAGTAGTGGTTATCAATATGAAACTTCTACCGCACAAGGTGGCTCGAAGAAGTCTGCTATTATTTCTACGTTAGAAACATTAAGAAAAGATATACTACAATATTCTGATAGACTGTGCTTGAATCCTAAATCTAATAATGTTATTCCTAACAATGAAAAGAAAAAATCAAAACTTACAGAAGCTTTGAAAGGTTTATGATGAAACAATATAAAAATTATGATTTAGTATTGGAATATGTTAATAGCATTGTAGAGGGTAGGAAAATAGCTTGTTTAGAACAAATACAAGGTTGTCAAAGGTTTCTTAGTGATTTAGATAATGCTGAATATGAATTTAATCCTAAAGATGCTGAATTTGTTATTGGAATAATAGAAAAGACTTTTGTTCATGCACAGGGCGAGAAATTAGATGGTACTCCATTGAGGGGAACACCTTTTTTACTTGAACCATTTCACAAGTTTCAAGTATATAATTTGCTTGGATTTTATCATAAAGGCACAAAGATAAGACGCTTTAAGGAAGCGTTTATTTTTATACCTAGAAAAAATATTAAAACTTCTTTTGCGGCTGCATTAGCGTGGTCACTAGGGATTTTGAATAGGCGAAGTGGAAGTAAGGTTTATATTGTTGCTGCTGCATTAAAACAATCACTTGAAAGCTTTAATTTTATAAACTTCAATCTTGACCAAATGGGAGAGAAAGAAAACTTTAGAGTTATTGATAATAACCAAGAACATAGTATACAAGGTGATTTTGGAGATGGTTCTCTTTATATCCAAGCTTTAGCAGCTAATCCAGATAGGCAGGATTCATTGAATTGTAATATAGCTATAGCGGATGAAATACACGCTTATAAAACACCTAAGCAATACAATATAATCAAAGAAGCTATGAAAGCTTATACAAACAAATTGATGATAGGTATAACAACCGCGGGAGATAACATGAATAGTTTCTGTTATCAAAGATTACAGTATTGTAAAAAGATACTTGATGGTACTGTAAAAGATGAAGCATATTATGTATTTATCTGTAAAGCTGATGAAGATAAAGAAGGAGAAGTTGATTATACTAATCCTGTTATACATGAAATGGCTAATCCTGCATATGGAGTAAGTATTAGGCCTACAGATATAATGAATGATGCCATGCAAGCACAGAATGATCCGCAACAACGCAAGGATTTTTTAGCTAAGTCCTTAAATATATATACAGCTTCAATGAAAGCATACTTTAATGTAGATGAATTTAGAAATTCAGATAGTAAACATAACTGGTTATTAAAAGAATTAGTTAAACTACCTATTAACTGGTTTGGTGGTGCTGATTTATCAAAACTTCACGATTTAACTGCTGCTGTTTTATATGGAACTTATCATAATGGATATAAAGATGAAAGCGGACAGTTACATGATGTTGATATAATAATTCCTCATGCTTGGTTCCCAGTAGTAGCAGCACAAAAGAAAGCTGATGAAGATGGTATTCCATTGTTTGGATGGAAAGATGATGGCTGGCTTGATATGTGTAATAATCCTACAGTAAATCAAGCTGATATAATTAACTGGTTTATTAAAATGAAGAAAATGGGATTTAAAATAAAACAGATAGGTCATGATAGAAAGTTTTGTAGAGAATATTTTGTTGGGATGAAAAGTGCTGGATTTAATATAGTAGATCAACCACAATATTTTTATAAGAAAAGTGAAGGATTCAGACATATTGAAGCCAAGGCAAAGAATGGAGAATTATATTATTTACATTCTAGTGCTTTTGAATATTGTATACAAAATGTTCATGCCATAGAAAAGACAGATGATATGATTGCTTATGAGAAGATAATGCCAGAACAGCGTATTGATATTTTTGACGCTGCTGTTTTTGCGTGCGTAAGAATGCTTGAGAATATGGAGAAAAAGAGTTCAGCTGAAAAATGGCTAAAAGGATAAGGAGGTAAATAATGGGTATATTTAATTGGGGTAAAAGAAAAAGAACTAGAGCGGAGCCACAAAAAAGAAGTGACACCGGTTGGTTTCTTACTGATGAAGCATATAGTTCTCTATGCGTGTCAGGATATACAAGATTAAGTGATAATCCAGAAGTGCAAATATGTGCTGGGAAAATAGCTGATTTAATTTCTTCTATGACTATATATTTAATGCAAAATACAGATAGTGGAGATGTAAGAGTACAAAATGAATTATCCAAGAAAATAGATGTTAATCCTTATAGTCTTATGACTAGGAAAACATGGATGTATAACATAGTTTATTCTATGCTCTTAGAAGGAAAAGGAAACAGTGTTGTTTATCCAACTATAGTAAATGGGCTTATTGATGAATTAAAGCCTTTAAAACCTTCTTCGGTAAGCTTTATTGATACTGATACAGCATACAAAGTAATTTATAATGGCAAAAGTTATAATTATGATGAAGTATTACATTTTACTATTAATCCAGACCCTAACAGACCGTGGATAGGCAGAGGGTATAGAGTTGTACTTAAGGATATAGTAGATAATTTAAAACAGGCTACAGCAACAAAGAAAAGTTTTATGAGTGATAAATGGAAACCTAGCATTATTGTTTCGGTTGATGCTATGACAGAAGAATTGTCTAGTAAAGAAGGTAGAGAAGGTATACTTGAAAAATATATTGATGAAACCGAGGGTGGTAAACCTTGGGTAGTTCCTGCTGATTTGATAAAGGTTGATGTAGTAAAGCCATTAAGTTTAAAAGACTTAGCTATAAATGATGCGGTAAATATAGATAAAAGAACAGTAGCAAGCATATTTGGTGTGCCTGCTTTTTTTGTTGGGGTAGGCGATTTCAATAAAGAAGAATATAACGCATTTATTAATTCAACAATACTTCCAATGGCAAAAGGTATAGAACAAGTATTAACTAAAGGATTGCTGTATAGCCCAGAGTTATATTTTAAATTTAATCCTAGAAGTTTATATGCATATGCTTTATCTGAAATTATTGAAGCAGGAGCGCAAATGGTTGATAGAATGGCCATGAGAAGAAATGAGTGGAGAGATTGGATAGGTATAGGTCCAGATGGCGAAATGGATGAACTTCTAGCTTTGGAAAATTTCATACCAGCGAATAAACTAGGAGATCAGAAAAAAATAAATGGCGGTGGCAATAATGAATAAGGTATATGCCATAGATTTTGACGGTACTCTTTGCGAAAATGATTATCCAAATATAGGGGAGCCAATACAAAAGGTAATAGATTTTGTTAAGGATATTAAAGATAAAGATAATAAAATTATTCTTTGGACTTGTAGAGTAGATGATAGATTAGATGAAGCTATAGAGTGGTGCAAGGAACAGGGGATTGAATTTGATGCGGTTAATGAAAATTTACCTGAAAACATTGATCTATATGGTGGAGATACAAGAAAGATAAATGCAGATTATTATATTGATGATAAGGTAATCACAATTGATGATATTGTAAATGAAGATGTGGAGGTGAGAACAATTACTAGGGAGGAAGTTCAAACAAGAAGTTTAAACACAAAACTTACTACTAGAGCAGAAAATGAAGATATAGTTATTGAAGGTTATTTTGTTACATTTAATCAACAAACAGAATTATGGCCAGGGGCATATGAGGAAATAGCACCACAATCAATGGATAAAACCTTAAGTAACGATATAAGAGCCTTAATAAATCATGATACGACTTTAGTACTTGGTAGAAATAAATCAGGTACATTGGAGTTGAAAACAGATACTAGAGGCTTGTGGGGAAGTGTAAAAATCAATCCTAATGATTCTGATGCTGTAAATCTCTATGAAAGAGTAAAACGTGGTGATGTATCTCAATGTAGTTTTGGATTTAACGTATTAGGAGAGGAAACAGAATGGAGAGATGATGGCTCTGTAAAGTGGACCATTACAGAGATTGACCTTCACGAGGTTAGTGTATGTACATTTCCGGCTTATGAGGAAACAGGAGTACAAGCAAGGCATAATCAAATTGAACAGCATAGAGCAAAACAACTCGAACAAAAAAAGCATAATTTGAAAGAGAGGTTAAAAGGTTATGGCAATAAGACAATTAATGATAAGTAAAAAAATTGAAAATAAAAGAAATAGTTTAGCAGAACTTTTAAAAACAGAGGACAGTTTAAATACTAGGGCAGCAGAATTAGAAACATCTATAGAGGAAGCTCAAACAGATGAAGAAATTGCAGCTGTAGAAGAAGAAACAAATAAACTTGATACTGATAAAACAGATTTTGATAATAAGAAAGGTAAGTTGGAAGGTGAAATTGCTGACCTTGAAGGAGAATTAGAAGAACTAAACAGTAAGGAACCTAAGAATGATCAAGAACCAAAACCAGCAGCAAGAAGTAAGAATAATATTTCTAATATTGAAGGAGGTTTAAGGATGAAGGGCAATAGATATGAAACTAGAGAACAAATGCTTGAGAGATTAAACAGAGAGGAAGTAAGAGAATTCTATACTGCTGTTTCAAATTTAGCAAGTGAAAAAAGAGCAGTAAGTGGAACTGATGTTATTATCCCAGAAGCCGTTATCGACATGATTCAAACAAGACTTGGAGATTATTCTACTTTATATCCAGAGGTAACAGTACAAACTTTAAATGGTACAGCAAGAGTAATAATGGATGGGGCTATACCAGAAGCAATATGGACAGAAATGGCAGGGGCAGTACAAGAAATAGCTTCTAGCTTTTCACAAACTGAACTTGATGGTTTTAAAGTGGGCGGATTTATTCCGGTTGCAAATTCTATACTTGAAGATAGCATGATAAACTTAGCAAACTATATTGAAACAAGGTTATCAATGGCAATAGCAAAGGCACTTGATAAAGCCATATTAACAGGTACAGTAGCAACAAAACAGCCAACTGGAATCATACCAGCTTTAGCAGAGGTGGGACTTGAAGCACAAAGTGTAACTTCTGATGGAACTTTAAAAGATATAGTATCTCATATGTCGCTTATAGATGATGGAGAAGATGGAGCACCAATAGGTGAAGTTATAGCGGTTATGAAAAGAAGCTTATACTATTCCCAAATAGCACCACAGACATTTTTACCTACTGCTGATGGGAGATTGGTAATTCAAACAGCACAATCACCAAGGCTACCAGATGGTACAAGAGTAGTATTTAATCAATACATGCCTGATGACACTATAATACTTGGAGATTTTAAGAAGTATTTACTTGGAGAGAGAAAAGGAGTACAGCTTGCAGTTTCCACAGATGTAAAATTCATTGAAGACCAAACAGTATTTAAGGGTACTGCTAGATATGATGGTAAACCTATATATCCAACTTACTTTGTAAAAATAACAATTACAACTACTCCTTAATATACCTAAGGGGGTCATGACATGGATATAACTACTATAGTATCTTTAGTTAAAGAAAGGCTGGGAATACGTTCTACTGTTAGAGATAATTATTTAACACAAATAGCTACCGGGGTAGTAGAAGAACTGGAAGATGAAAAAGGAATCACTTTAACTAGTGGGAACTTTAATCATCTTCTTTTTTGTGTTGATTATACTACATGGAGATATGAAAGTGTAGGGAAGGACGGGGCAATGCCAAGGCACTTACAATTTAGATTGCATAATTTAATAATCCACAATGGCGGTGGTTCTAGTGACATATGATAATGAATTAACTTTAATACAACAAAGCTATGGGGAAGATGAAGTTGGTAATCAAATACCTGTAGAAAATGAAGTTGTTATATTATGCAATAAAAAGTCCGTAGGAAGAATGGAATTTTATAACGCCGCTCAAAATGGATTAAATCCAGAATTTATTTTTGCGGCGCATGGCTATGAGTACAATGGTGAAAACTTAGTAGAATTTGAGGGTAAAAGATATAAGGTTATAAAGACCTATCAAGTTGATTTTGAAACGATAGAGCTCACTTGTGAAAGGAAGGTTGGTAGTGGCTAAGAAAACTACTATTGAACAATTAGCAAAAGAAATGTCTAGCACAATGAAAGCTTATATAAATGATGTTTCTGTAGCTATAGAAAATAAATTAGACACTACATCAGATAAAGTCCTAGATGAAGTAAAAAGAACAGCTCCAAGGAATAAAGGAAAATATGCCGAAGGATTTACAAAAACAGAAGATAATAAATATGGCAGGTCAAGACGTATTGTATGGAATAAGAAATATTATAGATTAGTTCATTTACTGGAATTTGGACACGCAAAAGTAAATGGTGGCAGAGTTGCAGGGAAACCACATATGCGACCAGCTTATGAAAAGTATGGTGCTGCGTTACCCAATGAAATCAAAAAAATAATAAAGAATGGTGGTTAATATGACACAGCCAGAATTATGCCAAGCTTTAAAATCTATAGGATTGCCATTAGCTTATGATCACTTTGAAGGAACAGAACAAAATCCAGTACCTTCACCGCCATATTTAATATATAAATTTTCTTATTCAAGTGATTTTGTGGCAGATAATATAAATTACGCTGAAATAAGTAATTTTCAAATTGAATTATATACAATTAAAAAAGATTTGCCAAATGAAGCTCTAGTCCAAAATAAATTAAAAGGACTAGAGCTTTTTTATTCAAAGACAGAAACAGAAGTAGATACAGAAAACATGTATCAAATTATTTATGAAATTAGAATTTAGGAGGAAAAATAATGAATAAAATATTGTTTGGTTTTCAAAATGTAAGTGTCGCTTTTTTAGACCCAGCAGCAACAGAGGGGCCGGACTGGTTACCACCACAAAAAATCCCGGGAGCAGTAAGCTTTTCGCCAAGTGCAGAGGGAGATTCAAACCCATTCTATGCTGATGATTCAACCTACTACACGCTTTCAAGCAACAATGGATATACGGCAGATTTAGAAGTTGCATTGGTGCCTGATGCTATATTAGCAAAAATGCTAGGATGGGAAATTGATACTAACGGTATGTTAGTTGAAGTAGCTGATGGAATACCGCAACCCTTCGCATTAATGGGCCAAATTTCAGGAGATTCTAAGAATAGAAAATTTGCTTACTATAATTGTACTGCGGCTAGGCCAGAAGATGAACATAACACAAAGAGTGATTCTACTGATCCGGACACCACTACATTAAGTTTAACAATTATACCATTAGAAATTGACGGGAAGAAAATCGTTAAAGGTACTATAGAGGAAAGCGATACCAATAAAACTGTATATGATGCTTTCTTTACCGCAGTAACAAAACCAACTTTCCCAGTTACACCTTAGGAGGTAAATTATGAGAAGTGTAAATATAGATAATCAAGAAATAAAGATAAATGGGGCTGCTATAACTCCATTTATCTATGAATCAGAATTTAACAAAGATATACTTGGTGATTTAGCCGGCATGAAAGATATTGAAAAAGATATGTCTAAATTTAACTCAACTATAACGTTCAAAATACTATGGGCTATGGCTGCTACCGTCAAAGGTCGTAAAAACATTCCGGATTTCTTCGAGTGGATACAAGGTTTTGAAAGAATAAACCTAGCTGATACTTCTATTTATGGGGCTGTTATGGAGGAGGCCCAGAGTGGGTTTCTTTCTGGACTTGAGCAAAAAGCAGTTGTCCCAAATAGAGAAGAAAGACGAAAAAACAATAAAAGAAAATAAAGAATTTGCCTATGACATACTTACTATTGCTAAAAAAATGCATATTAGTTTTGAGGAATTAAGTATTTTAAGGATTAAAGATTTATTTAAATTTGCAGATAGTTATATGGATAAATCAACAGATAAAAATAAGAAGAAAAAAGCATCACAAGAGGATATAGACAAATTTTATAAATAGAATTTTGCATTGTAATGAGAGGGGGTGAGGAAATGGCGGAAACAATTAAAGGCATAAATGTTGTTATAGGAGCTGAAACTACTGGGTTACAAAAAGCTTTGTCAGATGTGAACAAACAAAGTAGAAGTATTCAAAGTGAATTATATCAGGTTAACAGAGCTTTAAAATTAGATCCTTCCAATGCCACACTGTTAGCACAAAAACAGAAATTATTAAGCCAAGCAATACAAACTACTACGGGTAAATTAGAAAGTCTAAGGAAAGTGCAATCACAGGTAGAATCACAATTTGCTAATGGGAAAATATCAGAAGGTCAATATGGAGCATTTCAAAGAGAGATAGTAAATACTCAAAGTAAATTAAATGGGTTAGAAAAGCAATTAAATACTATAAATCCTTCATTACAATCATTTGGTCAAAAGGCTGGTGAAATGGGTACAAAATTAACAAGCGCCGGTGATAAAATAAGTGGTGCTGGCCAAAAAATGTCTCTTGGAATTACAGCTCCATTAGTTGGTATGGGTATTGCAGCAGTAAAAGTAGGAAATGAATTTGAAACTTCAATGGCTCAAGCTGCTGGTGCACTTAATAAACCACAAAGTCAAATGGCAAGTTTAAGAGAACTAGCATTAAAGACGGGCCAAGATACTCAATTTTCAGCAACAGAAGCAGGAAATGCAATAACAGAACTTGCTAAAGGTGGCTTAACGGAAGCACAAATTAAAGGCGGAGCACTTAAGGCTACAATGGATTTAGCTGCATCTTCTGGTATGGAGCTAGGAGTATCTGCA